ACTCAACAGCCTCGAAAGTAACAGATGGTTCGTCCCAAAGAATTAAATTAAGGAGACATTATGGATCTGGATAAATGGGAAGAAGTTCCAGCCGAAGATTTATGGCAAGATGGAGAATTAAAAAGGTCTGACATGCCAATGGAATTGTTTGAAAAAGTAATTATAACAGGTCAATGGAAATTAATAAGGAGAAAACATGAGCAAAACTGAATTAAATGGTAAAAAGTATGATTTAATGAATGTAAAAGAAAGAACAGAGTACTGGACTGATTTTGCAGCTGATAAATTATTAGGTAAAAAAATAGTTAAAGTAGAATACTTTAGTAATCAAGAAGCTGAAGAATGTATGTGGTATTCCAGACCATTATGTTTTCAATTAAATGATGGCACATGGGTATATCCTATGAGAGATGATGAAGGCAATGATGGTGGAGCTATGTCATATATTAATGATACAGAATCTGAGACATTTCCAGTATTAGGCGTGGAGGATGAATAATGGGTAAAATTAAAGATAAAATGATGGATTTTTTAGAAAATGGTGGCTTTGAATTAGGTTTTCACGAAAATATGATACCAAATATAGGTGATACTGATATTATTCTTAAAAATGATATAAAAGTATGGGAATATATGGGTTATAGGAGTGAAAAAAGTTTTTATTCTCAAAGAAAACCCAGTGCTTTAGCAATTAAAGAGATTGTTAAAAAATATGGCATGAATAGGAAGGATTATTGGGAAAAACCTAAACAAATAGAGTATAAAATGCCAAAACTGATAGAATATAAAAATGATAACTTTTAGGAGAAAACATGAGACAAGACACAAAAACTGATTTATTTAAATTAATTGATACTTTAGATAGTATAGATGATTTAGATCTAGTAAGAGAAATGGTTAAAACTAGAAGTAAAAAGTTAGCCAGAGATACTAAATCTGGATTAATAATAGGAGATAAAGTAATAATATCAGGTTCTGCTAAAATAGAATCAGGTAAAGTAATTAAAATCAACAGAACACGGGCTGTTGTAGACTGTTATGATAAAACTATAGATGGAATGGTAGCATATAATGTTCCATTTTCAATGATAAGAAAGGCAATATCATGATAGATGGTTGGATTGAGAGTAAAATAGATGTTTTTATTGAAAATCAAATTAAGGAGAAAAAATATGGCAGAAGCAACAAAAGAGTCATTAGAAACAGAAATTGGATCAGAAAAATGGGTAATAGATTGGATGGAAAGAAGGAAAGCTCATAGAGTATCTAAAGCTCAATCATTAAGGGATTTAGCAGCATTCTTAAGAGATATTGGATATAAATATATTCGAGTATGGTATGAAGGTGCTGGTGACAGTGGTGATTGTTATCATGCAGAAGGCTGGAAAAAAGAAATCAATCTTGAAAAGAAAGATGATAGAGGTAATTGGCCAGATACGTATGAATCTAAGCGTTGGAATCATGATAAAGTAGAAAACTTCGATGAATGGAAAGGAATGACCAGAAATCAAAAAGAACTTGAAAAACAATATGAAATGTTTAGAAAAGAACATCCTGATCAAAACTTAAATTCTGAATTACATTGGGAACTTACAGAACTCGTAGATTATGATTGGTATAACAATGAAGGTGGACAAGGTGAAGTTGTATGGGATTTAGAGAAAGAAGAGTTTCGTGTAGAAGGCGAGCAAAATAGATATGCAGCTGTAAAAGTGAATGAAACATACTTCATGGATGGAAAACAACCTGAAACTTGGTATGGTGATGAGGTTTATGAAAGATGAAAGCATCAAATCACTGTTTATCAAGCGTAAAGCATTTTGGAGGGCGTGTAGGTGATTATCATTACATACATGCTTGGTTTGATGAATCTAAGGATCATTATGGAGACATAAGACATAGAGCTTTAAGACATCATACTCAAGGTATTAAAGAGTGTGAATTGAAATTTGGAATAGTAATCTCAAACTCTGACGGTAAAAATATACCAGTACGTTCTATAGCAGAACAACACATAAGAGAAGATTTGGGCTTTATTCCTACAGTTCAAGATTGGCTTAAAGAAATCAAACCAAAACCTTGGATGGCAAGTACCAAGAAGAATATAAAGAAAATGAATTTGATGTAAATTGCGGAGCCCCAGAGATCTCATATGTCCGTTTAAACATGCGGGGCACGGATACCAGTTTACATCAATAATTTAATGTAGTCATGTCAGTCACGGAGATACTGGTGAGCCTCAAGGGCAAGTCCCTTGGACGATATTCCTGATCACTAAGAGAACCAATTATGGCGCTGTATTAACTAAGCTGGATAAGCTCAGCCGATTTAGGGTTACAGTTGCATTGACTACATTAATACATTTAGGGAGGTAGTGCGTAACCTGCAGGTAGACGAATGATCATAAGCTTCGCATCATTTACTACCTCCTTAAATAACTTGGAATATTTATCCATTTTTTGTAAATTATAAGACGTTTTTTTAACAAAATCAAGGCCACTGATGGATAATCCAGAAATAAAAACAGACGAGGATATAGTTCTCGAAATGTATCTCAAATTAATTTTAAAATATAAAACTGAAGGTAAAGATTATAGATTACTTGAAGAAAGATATGATGAATTAATTTCCAGAAAACTTATAAAATAAGGAGCAATTATGCAAAAAGAAGTTAATGGAGTTCCAACAACTCCAATGGGACAGGTGTCTCCAAATTTGAACACAATAAGACAAGCCACTGTAAATCCAATGACGGGAAATAATACACCTAATTTTAATTTAGACGCAAATTGGAAATCATTAGACATAACAGAATTAATTAAAGCATTATGCAAATCGCAAATGGATATGTCAGCTGTTGTTCAGTCGAAAGTAAATCCATTTTATAAATCTAATTATGCTGATATCAATGATTTATTAAGATCTGTATTACCTGTAATTACTAAACATGGATTAGCTGTTACTCAAGGTAATAGATTTTGTACTGAAACAAATGGATTTTATGTTACTACTACATTATGCCATGTATCAGGTCAATGGATAAAAAGTGAAGTTAGAATACCAATGGGTAAAAGTGGTGATGCGCAAGCAGTAGGTCAAATGTGTACATATGGAAGAAGATATGGATTAGGAGCAATTCTAGGTATATCTGTAACAAAAGATGATGATGGTAATAGTTTAAGAAAATAAGGAGACGTAATGGCGTTAAAAACAATGAGTGTGTCAGAAGGCAATGGTCAATATGCTGCTGGATGGCATGAATTAGAAATAAGTAAAGCTGAATACAATGAATGGAATGATAAAAAAGTTATTGATATTTGGTTTAAAGATTATTCAGAGCAATTTAAAGTAAGAGTATTTTCTGCATTTAGTAAGGATACTAATGAAGAATTCGCTATTGCTAGATTGTTTAAAGTAGCTAATGCTGGCATCGTATCTGTATTAAAAGATGCAAGTGGTAAAAATCCAGTTATTCAATATGATGATGAATCTGAAGGACTTATTGGTAAAAAAGTAAATGTATTTGTTTACAAGCAAAAAGGTAATGATGGTAAAGAATACAGTAATCCTTTTAATAGATTTGCACCAATAGCTCAAAAAGGTGAACATTTATCATATAGTAATGATGATGTTTCGTTTTATAAAGCAAATGTAGAAAAAGCTTGTAAAACATATTTAGAAAAAAAACAAACTACAACTACTTCTGATGGAGATATGCCTTGGTAAGAATTCATCCGTGGTAGGAGGAGAGGGGAGTCAATAACTGGTAGATAATTTATTATCTTTATGTGAGACTCCCTTACTTTTAAAGGAGGATAAATTGAAAAAAGGTAAACTTAATGCTTTAAGAAATCAAATCAGAAAAGCTATTAAATATAAAGATTATCCTAGAGCTGGATTATTAATTCAAAGATATAAATCAAATGGAGGCAAATTATGACAGTAAGAGATCATATAACAAAGAAATTAGTTAATCTTTCAGAAGCAGGATTAACAACATTTAAAACATCAGATATACAAGAATTAGCTTATATAGGAAGACATGATTTTGGGAAATTCTTAGGTAGCTCTGAAACATATACTAGAGAATTTAGAAGAATGAGAACCGATGGTATATTGAAAGTTAGAAAACTAGATAGAAAAAACAGACAACAAATATGGGTTTTACAATCAATTGAATATTAGGAGATAATATGATTAAAGAATATGCATTTGGCTTGTCTAATAGACATCATTTTGGTCCCGTTAATGATATGCAAAAATGGGCAGGAATGGCACAAGATACATTTATGTCTTTATGGGATTATGATGAATATGTAGAGAAATTTGTTAAGGAAAAAGGAACTTTATCAGGATATGATGGAATTCTTTATATGCCTGATGAATTTATTCTAGATGTTGATGGCAGTAATCCAGAAAATGCTAAAGAAAAATGTATAGGATTAACAATATTATTAGATGATTATTGTGTTCCTTATAGATTATATTTCTCTGGCACAGGATTTCATATAGGGATACCTGGAAAAGCTTTCAGATGGAAACCATGTACTGATTTACATTTAAAAGTAAAGGATATTCTTACTGAAGCAGAAATATATAAATATGCCGATTCATCTGTATCTGATAAAACTAGAATTATCAGAGTAGTAAATACATTAAATAGTAAATCTAAATTATGGAAAATTCCAATTAGCTTAGAGGAATTACATAAACCAATTGAAAATATATTGGAATTAGCTAAAACTAAAAGGAATACACTTAAATGGACATCATTAGAATGTGAACCTGTATTTGATGTATTAAAAAGAAAACCTAAAGCAAGTGATAAGGAATTTGAAGCAATAACTTTAGGTAAAAATCCAGATCCTGTCTGGTATCCATGCATTCAAACTATGATGCAAGGGACTTCACAAGGTTCAAGACACCAAATAGCGCTTAGAATAGCAGCTTTCTTAAGATGGAGATACCCAGAGCATGTAGTTAGATTAGTTATGGAAGATTGGAGAAAAAGAGTTGATTTAGATAAACATCCATTTACAAAAGATGAAATGAATAAAATAGTAACTGATTGTTATGAAGGTCATGGCGGGAATGGCTATAACTACGGATGCACAGATATACATATGGATAGTCATTGTCAATCAACTTGTAGATTATATAAAGCTAAAAAGTCACAAAGTACTCAAGATGCAAAAACCATGGAAAAAGAATTTGTTGAGTTTCTTACAAGAGAAACAGAACCTATAAATTTAGGTAGTTTATATGGC